CTCTTGGCTTTTGAAATATTCTATACGTGCCACCCAGCCAACCCTCAATCCTATCTTTCATTATCTTTTGCAAATCTTTTGCACCTGCAGCTATTTTTGTTCCTGCATTTCTGTTTAGTATATCAATCAGATTAGTAAACTCATTTCTCGCACCGTTTAGGTTTGTTACTATGTTTGTTATTGATTCTTCTGGTATCTCTTTATTTTTTAATAATCTAATTAAATCATCAGATGCTTTTGGGTTTATAGGTTTAGTCAGATCACCCTCAAACAACACATCGTTTATTTTTTTATAAAAATCTACCTGTTCTTTATTTGTGGTTGTATCAAAAAATTTACCAGTTCTAGGAAATATCTTGTCCACCTCTCTTGTTATATTCTCTACAAGTTCTTTTGCTCTAAAAGTATCTCTTGCTTTTAATCCGGCCTTTGCCATTTCTGCCTCAAAAACCTCTGTTGGTAAATCACCTCTTGGTCTGAATGGTGAGCCGATATATTTATCTACCCATCTCTCAAATGCGCTGTCACTGTATGCGAGGTCCTTGCCTCTTTTTGCAAGAGCCTTTGCACCTGTGCCCACACCATAAACAAATGGTGTGATAAATATAGATTCGGTTCCGAACTTTAATCTATTTAATATTCTTCTACCTGCCTCTTCTCTACCAAAAGTTTCTCTATCATCTATTGAAGTTGGTCCATCAAAGAAGTCACCAAATGTTCCGATGTCCTCTATGTCGGCAACTAAAGTCTCACCAGCTGCACCACCAAATACACCAGCCGCAAATCTTTTTGTTTTACCTGGTATTCTATCATTTAATGATTGAGCTGTTTTCATACCCTCTTGAACAGACTTAGATCTTGAATTCATATAATTACCAGATTTTTTTGCTTTAATTGCTTTGTCTGCTAGTTTTGTTGCAGCCTTAAATCCCGCAGTTCCTGGTATACCTATCTGTGTAAATACCTCTACGAGTTTACCTGCAACTCTATCCTGTGCTGTATCTTCAAATATATTTATGTCGTCAAAAAATTGTTCGACCTCTGCTGCTTTATTTGTATCTGCTCCAAGGTCCACGAGTTCTGCGCCAAGAGATACGACACCCTCTACAGTTTTTAATAAACCTGATGCAAAACCTGCAGCAACAGATGAGAATATACTACTCTCACTGTTTAATTCTGCTTCTGATAGTGGGACATATTTTGCCAAGGTTTACTCCTATTGGTAAAATTCCTCGTCAAATCCTGAATCTCTAAAATCTGGTAAAATTTCTTTTATTGATTTTTCTGGTTTTGTTTTTTGACCAAACAAACCTGGTTTTATATCAGGATCTGGCATACTCTCACCGGTGGTATCTATATCAGCAGAGTCTGCCGGTATAAGTGCAAACTTGCCTGTTTGATCTTTTGCAAATCTCATAGCCATACCTGTTCTTACATCATATACGACCTGACGAGCTAGTTGTGGATTTTGTTTTACGAATCTTTGAACATCTTTTGGTTTTTGTAAACCAGAAGAATCTATTACAGATGTGGCAACTGACTCTTTTCCATATTGAGATACTAAATTAGGATATGTCTCGGTTGGAAAGCCCACTTCTCTTGCTGCTCTTATTTCATCACCATCGTATTTTGTATCAGCGATCGCTCTTATTCTCTCAATTGAGTCTGTTGTTTTCATGCCAGCTATTTTTTCTGCTGATTCTAATTTTCTAGTAGTTTCACCGCTTAAAAATTCTCTTTCCTCTTCTGCTAATTCTCTTGCAAATGCTCTATCACTTGCTGTTTTCATTGCAGATGCCTGATCTGCCTGCAATCTTCTAAACGGATCTTGTGCAGCTGTTGCTGCTGTTTGAAATATATTACCTCTTGGTGGTGTTGACAAAAGATTTAAACCAAAGCTAGTTAAGAAACCTGGTAAACCTGTTGATTGAAAATTACCCATGGCGTAAGGATTAGATCCTTGATTGTATTGTTTTCTTGGTTGATCAAGTCCTGATGTGATACCAGTTCCTGCTGATCCGCCTATTCTAAACATTGGTCTTTTTAAAGTTCTGTTCATTATGCGTTAAACGTAAAGTTTCCCTTTCCTGATAATCCACCATAGATACCTGCAAGTGTTGTACCAACACCTAATGCAGTCTGTAATGGTGTAGGGTTAGGTATGTTTTGTGTTGATGTACCTGATCCTCTCATTCCACCCATGATACCGGTTGTGATATCTGCGAATCTATTTAACTCCTCTTGTGGTTGGAATGCTGCCATTCTTGTAGCCTCTCTTTGTGCATCAAGTTCGGCTTGTCGTTGCGCCTGGTTCAGTGCGCCCAACTGACCTAAACGTGCTATATCTGTTCCTTGCATTGCTTGTAAACCTTGTCCAAACTGTGCCTGTTGTCCTGCTAGTCCAGATCTAAATTGTCCTAAACCTTGTGTTGCTTGCGCAATTCCTGCTTGTTGACCAGCTAATCCTGCTTGCGCTTGACCTAAACCAAATCTGTTTGCGATATCCTGTTGTCTTTGTCCTGACGCTTGATTAAAACCTTGTTGCAAGAGACCGGCCTGTAATAACGCTCGTTCTCTCGCAGCCCCTGTGCCAAACTCTGCGAGTTGCACTCCCGCTCGACCACTGCCGAGCGCACCCAAAGCTGCCTGCTGATCTCGTATACCTTGTTCTTGTATAGCTCTATTACGATCAAATTCTTGTAGTGTTGCATCAATCACCTGTGATTGATAAGGGGACATAAATTGAGATACGTCTTGTTGAAAAGCCTGTGCTCCTAATGGAACACCACCTAATGTTGTTCCTGCAGTTCCTAATTGTGCTCCTGCCGCTCCTAATCCTCCAAGTGCTACAGTTCCTAATCCAGAGGCTAGTCCTGCCTGTGCCTGTGCTGATTGTAAAAATGGTTGAAAAGAACCTAATCCTGATACTGCTCTTTTTTGAGCTTCTTGTTGTAGTGCGTCTTGTCCTGCAACCTGTGGTGCGATACCAGCTAGATTCTCTTGTCTTGTTGTAAATGCTCTTGCAGCATCCTGTCTTGCTTTAAAGCCTTCAGCAGTTTCTCCTGCTTGTTTTGTAAGACCTCCAATACCAGTTGTTACAACTGGAACGTTTTGTAATCCTAAAGTTTGCTCTGCTAGTTTTTTACCTATATCTTCTACAAATGGTGCGGGTCGATTTATTACGGTTTCTGTTGCCATTATATGACTTCTCCTAGTCTTTGTGATGTTTGAAACATTTCTCTTGCGCCTTCTAAGCCTTGCGATTCCTCTGATACTTCACCCCCGGCTTCGAGGTTTTTCATCATGTTATACATGACTTCTGCGCCTTTGTCTATATCTCCCTCACCAGCATTCCTTACAGCATCAGCCGTAAATACGAATTCATTCTTGGATAGTCTGGCTGGCACATCGTCAGCCCTCTCCATTCTACCCATGTCCACAAAACCACCTGTCTCTCTGTAGTCTTTTTCCTTACCATCCATGTCTATCAATGGCATGGTCTTCTTGGCTACTGGTTCTGCATCTCCACCTTCTTGATAACCTATTCTACCACCATCAGCTGCAAGCTGACCACCATAAAAATCAGTTCCTAATATTCTCTTATTTAAAGGTGCATTTGGATTTAATGTATTTTGTGCATAGTATGCAGCTAATGCATCATTGCCTTGGTCCTCTTTTGGTGTCATCGCACCAGCTAACGCTGACGTTAAAAATATACTTGTCATAGGGTTATCTTTAATAAGTCCTAATAAACCACCAGTTCTAGTTCCTGTAATGTCTCCTAAAGGAGTGCCTAGTACTTTATTAAGCATAAAATTTTTAAATCCTAAACCTTTTGCTGTTGCTAATCCCTTAAACGGTCCAATACCCATAAAACCACCACCAATTCCCAACAACGCAGCCTTACCTATCGGTGACTTTGCGACTTTTTTAAGTCCTCTTACAGCTTTCTTTAATCCTTTTGCTATACCACCTAGTAAGAATGCCTCTCTGTCTAAGCTGGCTATACCGCCTTTTGCAAAAGATCCCATTTCAGCTGCAGTTCCGCTACCGCTCATAAAATCTTTATCTTGTGCAAAATTGGATTGAAAACCCCCTGTACCACTAGCTTGATTTTGTGCTGCTTGTCTTTTTGTTGCGGCTCTTTGAGCTGCTTCCATAGCTGCTGCTGCCTCTTTAGCTAATTGTGCTTCTTTTATTTTTTTAAAATTTTTTGCTTGTTGTTTTTGTTTTTTTAATTGCGCTTCTTTTGCTAACATTACTTTTATATCAGGATCAACTTCATCTGCTTTTGCTGATCCTATATTAAGATTATTAAATCTTTCTGCTAATGGAGCTGACGCTCCTATAAATCTTTCAACAGCACTGCTTAATGGATTTTCTGCATCTAATGCTTTTGCAAAACCTGTAATTCCAGAACCTGGTTTCATTCTATCAAAAGCTTGACCAGCATCATAAAAAGGACTCGTTACTAATGCTGCTGCAGGAGCTGCTATATCTTTTAATAATCCACCTGGTAAATTTTCTACCATATCTTTTGTTGCTTCTATGTTGTAAGTTTTTTGATCAGGAGATGTAGCTTTTATATTTTGAAGATTACCTTCTGGAAAAATTATATTACCCGCTTGTTGTAATGCTTGTTCTGCTAATAAATCAGACCCACTCTTTAAACCTATACGTCCACCTTCCGCGTAACCTGCTGCTGGTATGCCAAAACCTGCTGCTTGCATCATTTCTGCTCCACCTCGCATTGGTATAAAATCATCAACTTGTTGTTGTCCTGCGTTAGGATATAATTCTGCTAAAGATGGAGTTTTATTAGAACCAAATAATTGTGCTGTTGGTTGTCCTGTTCTAAAATCAGGATGTATCTTATCAGCTGCTGTCATGGTACTAGGACTTTGATTTGCTTGCACAACTTTAGCTTCTGCTATTTTGTCTGGTCCCATTCCTTGATCTAATGGACCTCCTGATCCAAAACCTCCACCACCTGAACCTAAACTAGATTCAGCTGATTCTAATCTTTGATTAATTTGTTGTAACATTTGTTCTGCAGAAGATACACTACCACTTAATTGACTTAGTCTTGACATGATACCACCTTCTTGTGCACCTATTCGTCCACCATCGGCTGCGAACTGTGGTCCATCAAAATTAAATAATGATCCACCTATTCTTGCCGTTGCTCCTCCAAGATTTCTTGTTACAGCAGCTTTCATAGTTTCCTCTGCCTTCTCGCCTATAAAACAATATGCAGGTGGGTTGGGTCCTTTACATGGATCTAATGGTTGTGGTTCATCTCTATCTACAGTTTGTGGTGGACCATCAGGACCAAAAAAAGCACTTTCAAATTGTTTTTGAGTTATGTTTCCAGTTTTTTCAGCTTCGTTAATTGCTGCTGCTAATCTATCTGCATCTGTTATTTCTTCTCCAGACATACCATAATATGTTGCATCAAACATAGGATCTGATTCTTCATAAAACTGTAATTTGTTTGGTGTAAATGATTGAAGTAAGTTTGGCACTATACCATATATGTTTGGTGTAAGACCCATTTTTTTATCATATAATTTTTTTAAATTAAAAACTCTAAATTTTTCAGCAGCATTTAAAGTTGGTAAAGTATTTTTTTTAGTTTTTTTAGGTTTTTTAGGCGGTGCTTTTGGTGTTGTATCCTTTGGTATAATTCTACCATCATCACCTGTTGGTGTTATACCATCTCCATATTGTTTAGATATTTGTGCCTCTCTAGGATCGAATCCAACATCTCTAGGATCTCTACGACCTGTAGATGCAGTGCTAGCTTTACCTACATTTGCTGCAGCTTGTGCCGGATTAAATCCAAAATCTCTAGGATCACCACGATAACCTGGACGTTTACCATTTGCTGGTTTGTTTACTAGTTGTTGATATTGCTGTGCGTTTGTTATGGCCATCGTTCTATCTTATTTTGTTTCACCGAATAAATCAAGACTCGGCATTATCACCCTTACATCTTTTCTTATTTCGGATTCAGGTATGCCTTTAGCCTTCCATTCTTCGTCATTCTTGTATTTCTCACCTGTTCTAAGGTTATAAATCTCTTCTATTATCTCTTTTGGTTCTATCACCTTCATTATGCTGTTACCTCTCTCGGCTGTATCTCTAATATAGAGGCTATGACGTGCAGCTCGTTCGCGTCAGCAGCCTGTACTTTAAGTATCTCACTCTCTTCCATGACAAGGGGTTGAGTCAAAAGTTCTGTTGTTGCCTTGGATGCTATAGTTTTATCCTTAAATAGATTGAATATAGCACCACTAGAATTTACCAATGTTATTGTTATCGTGGTCCCTGATCCGGCATCCTCGGATACCAACAATGATTTTACAACTGTTGTTGTGGCACTTGGCACCGTGTATAATGTTGTAAGATCGCTTGTTGTTAGATCTACTTTTTTATTTTTAAAACTATTTGCCATTAATTTAGAAAGAAGTTCTGTGCTTCTACCTCCTGTTTTAATTCTTCTTGAAACGTGGTGTTTAATTTTTCTACAATTGCATCAAGATCTCTGACCTGTGCTTCTGCCGTTGGCAGATCATATTCCTCACTCGGTCTTGTTAATACCTGTACTATCTTTGCCATTATCTACGTCCGTCCGGTTGTATGTCTAATCTAAAAGTGCCTAATCTCCAATCCTGATTGGTAGAGGTATTTTCTACCTTTAGAGATACTGCCCTACCTCTTGCTCTTGTGTCAACCTTCTTCGTGCTGGATGTTATATCAAAGGGTCCAAGAGAGGAGCTTGCTCTTGCATCATTTGGAAAATCTCTTAGATTTAAAGTGACCCTTGTTGCTCCTGTCTGTGATATGAAATCTGGTATAAATCTCCTGACCTTCATTATAAACTCACCGTCTCCTCTAAGATCTGCAGAGCCTGTTGTTTGACCTAGTGCACTTCTTCTTTGACTAATATCAAAATCTCCAGAAGATATGTTTGCGAGTATCGCGGTTGTTGTTCCACCCTGAACCTGATCTGTTCCTGTCTCATGTTGATAATAAATTGTTCTACCCTCTGTGTTGCCCACGACATCAAAAGAAGAATCGTTACCTGCGGTATATTCTGTTGCATGTGGGCTACCGAACACGGCAGAATCCTGCCACATTGTTCTAGCTAATGTGCCCACTGTCCATACTGGCCTTTGTGGTGAAGAGTCAAAATAGTTATATGCAACCATTCTGTTTACAACAGAGGATGAGGAAGTTGGATAGAACCACATGACCTCACCAAAAAGATTGTTTAGTCCGGCAGATATCATTTGATTGCCGGATTCTAGATTTATATCATTGTATACAAAATCCTCTACCAGACACGGTAGTGATTCTAATTTACCAGCATATCTAAAGAAACCATTTTCAGATAACCAATATGCAGAACCATCAACCTCGACACATGCGTTCTGTCCTGTAAGTCCACAGTTTGTACCTACCTGTGAGAAAGCAAATGTAAAAGGTTGACCAACAAAACGCATGGTAAATAGAGCTGTGTCAGTCCAAACAAGAATCGAATCTCTACCACGAATTGCTCCTCTGATCTGTGATCCGTCGGCTAATCTCTGTGTGCCGGCTGTATTGGTTGCTGTTGGTGTATATGTATTTATATCCTCCTGATCAGAGAATCTTATAAACATATCATCTTGTGTTGACGTATCACCAATCGTTGTTTCTGTTCCAAAGAATACCAAGTGACGATCCGGTGTAGATACCAACATGTGTCTTGATGCTGTGGGTGCACCAGATATAATACTTGCTCTGATATTCTCTGCTCCTGCTGCTGCAGAGTTCCATTCAAATACAGCACTATCATGTATCAGGCAGATTGCCTTATCACCAAAATTATCTAGTGACCACATACCAGGTTCTAATACCAAATCACCCGATGCTGCCTCACCCCATGCCACAAAATTTGTCGTGCTGGTTACTGTATCTCCAGCCCCGTGAGATGCAGCGGTCGTCCCTCTGACCTCTCTCGTGACACCTGTCAATTCATTCGAGGTGCTTATACCTGTATAAGATATTTCCTCTGTTCCTATCTTTATAAAGTTTGTGCCTGAATCTGGGAACTGTGATACGTCTGTTAATATAATACCACTTGTGACCGAAGCGTTTATCGCAGCGGATAGAGTTGTTGTTGGCTCACCTGCAACCTCACCTCCCCATGTTCCAAGAGACCAACCAAAACCTTTTGCCTGCACCGCTGGTCCTACAGGATAATAGTGTTGCACTCTGATACCACCCGATGTTGTTGCACCAGATCCTGATTCTGCTGATGGCATTGTGATCGTGATTGTTGTTGCATTAGGGACTGTTGTCACCATAAATTTTTTATCGTCAAAATCTGTTGCTGCAAAATTAGAATTGGTTATTGATGAAAAGCTGTCTAATAAAATTATGTCCTGTTCACCTATACCGTGATCTCCACTAAAAGTTATTGTAACAGATGTTGATCCGTTGGTCGTGGTAAATGCACTTGTGAGCGTTGTCGTCGTTTTGATGGGATGTATGTCGTAGTATACACCACCAGAGAATGCATATAGAATTCTATTTGTACCTATGATTGCATACTTTCTAGCTTTACTATTTACAAAATGATGTAGTCCTCTGCCTGCTCCTGTAAGAGCGTCATCACCTAGCTGTTTCCAACCACCTATCTTTTCTGGAATACCGTAACGGAATCTGACATTATCACAGTCTGTCCACTGACCCTCTGCCCCAGTATCTGTAATCTGTTTGTTTATACCTGGTTGAAAACCTATCTTTTGTAACATATGACCTCATTATATATTAAAAGGCCCAGCTTACAAAGGAGTAACGGGTGCCTTTTGTAGTCTCTCTAACCTCATGTGGATACATAAAGTTAGATGGAAATAACAGTATATCACCTGTTTTTAGCTTAATTTCCTCTCCTCTGCAATAGAATTCAGAGCCCTCATAGTCCTCATTTAGGTTAGCCACGATGGATACCAGAGGCACTCCTTTCATCTGACCATCAAATATACTGTGTATATGATCGTAATGTTCCCTCATCATCGTGCCCACCTGATACCTGTTAAAACGTATGGGACTAAATTTATGTAACCACGGTGCTTGAGTCTTCTCTCCTGGTGTGCTGTTCTTTTCCTGATATTTACTTAATGCCTCCACGAGATAAGGCGTTATCTTTGCCTGTTGCTCCTTGGTGCAATTCATAACATCTAATTCTTTTGTGGGTTCTGATTCAAAAGTCCCCGTAGCATAGTTATTCCAAGTGTGTTTTTTCCAAATGCCCTTATTACATTCATCTATTAATGTCTCACATACCTCTTTTGGTATGGTATTTACCACCATTATGTAGTCTTTAATTGTGCTCATTCATTAACCTCCTTATGTCCAAATGAGTTAGTGATTGTTCTGATCCGATAGCGTCAATACAAAATGTATTGAATGATACACTTATTCTATCTTCTTCACTTTGATTAATTGGCACGCTATGTTTCAACGAAGATGGAAATAATATTAATTCACCTGGTTTACAAGGTAATAAAAAAGATTCTGAGTTTACATGGTTATATTTTATAGGGTCTAATTTCATACCATCTTGATTTGTTTTTGAAAACTGTATGGGCGGTAATTTCTCATTTATTTGAAAATACATAACACCGGATATGATACTGTTCGGATGCACGTGTTCGTGATGCTTGGACCCTTTTGGGTTTCTGTTAGCCCAACATTGAGTGATTACTAATCTTTGTTCTGAGTTTAAAACGTTCTTGGTAAATTTATCTACAGCCTCACCCAAAAAGTTTTTTATGTTTTTTAATTCTTCTTTACGTAACAGGTACGAATCATCAGATCTATAATTACCGTTTTGTTGTTGCTCACGATAACTAATAGTTTTTAAATATGCTAGCTCTTTATCAATAGGCTCCTCGTAAGGAACAATTAATAAAGGTGTCGGAAATAATTCTAGTAATTCTTCTTTCATTATACCCAAAAGTTACATTGTTTATATTCGTCTATAATATTTTTTGGTACGATATCATAAGCGTTATAGTCTTCTTTATAATTTTTTATAGCACCTTCTTTCAAAATATGCAATCCATTTCCTACAATGGCGTCATCGTAAACCATATCGTTTACTTTAAATTGTTTTATATCATCAAAATCATGTTTTACCTTGGGTATATTTAAAAAGTTATACACATTATTTATTATATTTTCTGTGTCTTTAACCAAGTCTTTAAAATTAATTACGTGATACAATTCTTTAGGTTGATAATCCAACAAATGCTTTATACCTATTAACTCTTTGACTATTACACCTTCTTTGTTCATTAGCATATGACATTTTTCTTCTCTTGTTTTAGCTTCATATTGATTAACAAAAGAAGAAGGTTCTCTTTCAGACCAGTTTAAAAAAGATCCTAATACCTCTATTATGTCTCTAACTAAAACAATAATTTTTATATTAGATTTTATTTTTTTTAAATTTTTTAAATTTGTTGGATGTCCCCAAGGTGCTCTATCAATAATATATTTGTAATTCCAATCTTTGTAGTAATTGTTAAAAATATTTTTTGTTACATTTTCTAAAGAACTATGATCTGGAAAATTTTTAAAGATATCTGTGTTTTGTAATAAATATATTTCACCAAGTATATCAGCACAAATACTATTGGCTGTAACAGCTATATCTTTGTTTTGATTCATAATAGAACTAAATACGGTATTGCCAGCACGAGGTAATCCGTGTAGGAAAAATATGTCTTTCATGTATAGGATAATACTATATTTTACGAACTTTGTAAACCACCATGTGAGTCAGAAGTTGCTCCACCTTGACCTTTTTTATCGAATAAATCTCCAAAATCTATTGCGTTACCTGTGCTAGCAATAGTAACATAATCTATTGTTCCGTTATAACTTGGTTCATAACCACCCATCCATATAGCTCTTGTTGAGTTTGAAGTAGAAGGCACTCCTGCTCTAGCGACTGTTAGATCACCAAAATCTGTAGCGTTACCTGTCGAAGCTATTGTAAAATAATCAATAGTATTTACTGTAGAAGGTGTTTGACCTCCTCCATACAGAGCTCTTGTTGAAGAAGAAGATGCTCCACCATATGAAGGTGTTCCACTTAAATCACCAAAATCTGTAGCATTACCTGTAGAACCAATTGTAATATAATCTACTGTATTTACATAAGTTCCTCCTGGTGCTAAATATCCACCTAAAAACAATCCTCTTGTTATGTTTCCTGTTCCTACGACTCTTCTAGCTTGTGTTAAATTACCAAAGTCAGATGCATTACCTACGGTTGCAATTGTATTATATCCAATAGTATCTACAACAGTAGACCCATTAGAATCACCACCTCCGTATACAATTCTAGTTGTTGAAGCTGTAGAACCAGGATCTCTACGACCAGTTTGTAAATTACCAAAATCAGCAGCATTTCCTTGAGACTGCATTTCAACATAATCGATAACATCAGAATATCCAGGAGCATTACCACCAGCAGATATTGCTCTTGTAAGACTTCCACTTGAAGCATTGTTGTTTCTAGAATCTGTTAAATCTCCAAAGTCGGAAGAATTACCTAAAGTTGTAATAACTGTTAAATCCATACTTGCAGTTATTCCACTTCCATTTTCTCCACCCATCATCAAAGCTCTCCCTGATCCAGGCATATAGGTTACTGATGGACGTTGAGTTTCACCGAGTTCTAAACCACCATGACCACTTGATGAAGTTGCTTGAGTATTATTTCTAGCTGATGTTAAATCACCAAAATCAATGGAATTACCAGTGCTTGTTAAACTCCAATATTGAATAGTATTTATTAAAGTTGAATCATTACCTGGATCAGAACCACCCATAGCTATACCTCTAACAGAATTATCGGTACAACCATGATAATTAGTTCCTGTTACCAAGTCTCCATAATCAATTGCATTACCTAAAGATGCAAACTGAACTGATTCAAATAAAGAAGCTGGTTGACCACCTGCAAAAACACATTTTGTTGCACTAGCTGAAGCTTGAACACCTAAAGCTGTTGCAGTTAAATCTCCAAAATCTGTAGCATTACCTGTTGAAGATATTTCTACAAAATCAATTACGTTACTATTTGGACTTGATCCAGATGCCATTAAAGATCTTGTTGGATTAGCAGCAGCTCCTACAGAATTTCTTGATTCTGTTCTATCTCCAAAATCTGTAGCATTACCAAGTGAGGCTATGGTTATAAAATCTATTGTATTAATATTACCAGAAACAAAACCTCCACCAAATAAACCTCTAATATTATTACCAGATCCTGAACAAGCTCTTCTTGTTACTGTTGAATCACCAAAATCAGCCATGTTGCCTTGAGAATTAAAATGAATGTATTGTATTACATTTGTATTTCCTGATCCTGTATAACCATTAGACATTATTCCTTTAATGGATGAAGATGCTCCTCCGCCAGTTCCTAGAGTAGCTGTTAAATCTCCAAAATCTGTTGAATTACCAGTTGTAGATATTTGAACAGTATCTATTGTATTAACCACTGAAGGAGTAGTACCACCACAACAAATTGCAGTGTCTCCTCTTGACCAAGCATTATTTCTTTGCTGTTTATATGCTTCTCGTACATCCCAAATTTTTCCTGAATTAGACATTATTGTAAACCTCCATGTGATCCTGATGAGCCAAAACAACCGCCTCTAGTGACAGTTAAATCTCCAAAATTTGTAGCATTACCTGTTGATGCAATTGTAATATATTGAATAGTGTTATTACTTTCTGGAGAAGTACCACCAGTAAATATACCTCTAACTGAATTAGAAGAAGTTCCAGGGTTAGTGTATGCACTTAATAAATCTCCAAAATCTGTAGCGTTACCCGTTGAAGCAATTGTTACATAATCCATAGTATTAAGAGCTGGAGAAGGTCCTCTACCCGCACCATATACTGCTCTTGTTGAAGATGAAAGACCAGCTAAATATCTTCGTTCTACAGTTTGATCTCCAAAGTCTGTTGAGTTACCAGTCGATGCAAGTGTTACATAATCCATAACATTTGTATTTCCACTAGGTCCTCTTCCTCCAGAAAAAATAGCTCTTGTAGAACTAGCTGCACCACCACTTGATCTTAAACCATCACTAATATATCTGTCTCCAAAATCAACAGCATTACCCATACTTGATATGGTTACAAAATCTATAATATTTTGTGAACCACCTGGAGATACATATCCAGGGCCAAAAATAACTCTAGTTTTATTAGACATTGATCCAGCATTTAGTTGTGTTCTTCCTTGTGTTAAATCACCAAAATCAGCAGCATTACCTTTTGTTGCAAATTGAAAATAATCAATTACAGCAGATTTATCTGTAACAGGATTAGCATCACCTCCAGCTTGAATTCCTCTAGTTGTAGAAGAACCACCCACACAATCTCCTCTTGCTTGTGATAGATCACCAAAATCAGATGCATCACCTGTTGTTGAAATTTGTATATAATCTATTGTATTATTAGCAGATGGAGCAAAACCTCCTGCAAATGCTGCTCTATCCGTGTGCCCTGATCCACTGCCTCCTGGTATGTCTATGTTGGCGCCCATCGCACTATGTTGAGTACAATAATAATACAATATGGTTGGTGTAGAACTTGTTACCTCTATCTCCGTATAAGCTCCTGCATTTCCAGGTGTTCCTGCTACGGTCACACCGGTAGAATAAGCGCTGCCTCCGCCGTGAGTTCCATTATCGGTTTCTGAAAAACGAAAAGGGTGACCATCATTACTACTATCAGCCTGATCAAATCTAAAAGTGCCACCAGGAAATAAAGTTACATATTGTTGTTGATTACCATCGATAACATATTTGTTACCCGAACCGGTGCTTACCACCGTGACCTTATAAGTGAATGAAGTTGCTCTAGCCACTGATTAACCCTCCATGTCCGTTTGATTGAGATCCACCACTTTGTGAAGTAGGACTTATTAAATCTCCAAAATCAGAAGCATTACCTGTTGATCCAATAGTTATAAAATCCATTATATTACTAGCACTTGGCGTAAGTCCACCATTAAAAACTCCCGTGACAGAATTAGTTCCACCTCTTTTCATAGTGCTCCTTGCAGAAGTTAAATCTCCAAAATCTGTAGCATTACCAGTAGTGGCTGTTGTAATATATTCTATAGTGTTTACTACCGATGACCCATCTGATCCTCCTCCAAACACAGCTCTTGTTGAAGAATTAACACTTCCTGCTTGAGATCTGTTTCCAGATAAATCTCCAAAATCTGTTGCATCACCTGTTGTTGATATTGTAAAATACTCTATTACATCAATTCTTGATGGAGTATAACCTCCTCCTATGATAGCCCTAGTATTATTTTCTATTCCTGCGCCACCTGCTTTGCTAGCGCTTAAATTTCCAAAATCTGCTGCGTTACCTAAAGTTGATATACTTATGTAATCAACGACATTAACAGTTTCTCCTCCCATAAATAATCCTCTAGTATTATTACTAGCACCAGCGACTTGTTGAACTGAATTTGTTCTATCACCAAAATCTGCTGAGTTTCCTTTTGTGGCAAAAGTATAATATTGAATAACATTTGTATTGGATGGGTTATAGCCTCCTCCTTGTACAGCTCTTGTTTTATTACCAAGAGATCCTGCAGTTAAAGCCTTATTTGTTGTATCTCCAAAATCTTGTTCATTTCCTGAACTAGATATTTTAAAAGATCCAACATACGTATCATTTCCATTATCCCTATCACCACCCATATTTATACAAAGATCCCCACCAGCTTCGTTAAATGGTAATGGTCTTGTTCCTTGATACCCGTCGTTTAGTCCGCCGTGCGAGTTTGATGTTCCCCCTACAGCTGTTCTTGAATATGTTAAATCTCCAAAATCTGAAAAAGTCCCTCCATTTGCAATAGTTACATTTTGAATTACATTTTGTACTGTTGGAGTTGAACCACCACAATTAAAACCTTTTACACTATTTGATACCCCTGCACTATCTCTCATTGCAGTTTCTAAATCTGCATAATCTATTGCATTACCTTGAGAGGCTATTGTTATAAAATCTACAGTCCCAACAATACTAGGAGTAAAACCACCAAGAGTTATTCCTCTTGTTGATGAACTAACATTAGAATTTGCAGGTCTTCTTGATTGTGATAAATCTCCAAAATCTGTAGCATTACCAGTTGTTGCAATCTCTATAAAATCTATTGTGTTTACTATTGATGGAGCGGCTCCTCCACCAAAACAACCTCGTGTTGGGGAACCCATACCTGAGGATTGTCTTCTTGCTTGTGTTAAATCACCAAAGTCAGTTGCATTACCAGTTGAAGCTAAAGTTATGTATTGAATAATATTACTTGGAGAACCTTGCCCTCCTGCTTGTACACCTCTTATAGAATTACTAACTGGTGCTGTTAAATCAAGTGAAGCTGTCATGTCTCCAAAATCAGCGGCGTTTCCTTCTGTAGAAAAAGTTACATAATCAATAACATTAGTAGCAGCACCTGGACTTTGATAGCCACCTCCAAAAACAGCTCTTGTAAAAGAACTCATTCCACCTGGCGAAAATCTATCTGTAGATAAATCTCCAAAATTAGATGCATTTCCAGAAGAACTCATGTTTATAAAATCTATTATTGAAACGTAATTAGTTCCTCCGTTTGGAGTGTTTCCACCAGCAAGTAAACCTCTTGAATTTGCATTCGGCCAATACCCACCCATTACCGCGTCATAGACTTCACGCAGATTCCAAACGCCTGAAGCGTTATCAAGTTGCGGGTAGTTAGCCATTTACTAACCTATCTTTTTAGACCAGATATATGTGGCTGCTGCTGTTTGATCGAATGGTACAGTTGCAGTTGGATCATCAGAACTAGGATCATCTTGAGTCCAAGAAGATGTATACGTATCTAAATACGTTTTTACATCTGCCTCACTTGCAAGTTCACCAAGTCCAGTTTCATCCGAACCATCAACCGTTGCACCAATCATAATTTCAGAAGGATCAGGATAATATCCACCATCATCTATCCACGATGGAATTCTTCCTGCTTCTAATTGATATTTAACTATCTTGTTTGCCATTTGGTTTCTCCTTATTATCTAACAGTTTAGTATTGAGCGAGTCTTCATCGTACAGCTTAAATCCTCTTCGCTCTGCGAATTTTACAGATTCACCAGAGAATTTATCAGCGCACGCTTCTAACCATTGCATGGTCATTTCGTGAGTTGGCGCTTTACCTTCGTCCATCAACTTATTTTCCATTTTTAAATAAGCATAGATTTCGGCTTGTGCCTGAGCACTATTTATACCCATGTCAAAGAGATAAATCAAGTTACCTTCGTCAATAACTCCACCTCTTGCACGAGCAGCATTCAGAGCCTGTTTCATACACGTCATTACGTGATATCTAGCCTCCTCTTTTTCGTACTCTTCCTCTGTGATATCATCTTTACCCAACTTCTTCAATATACTTTTATATTGATTGGTAAAGAAGTTCATCTTCCTGATGGCACCAGATACTGAATTCTGTATGTTATTCATGTTTACTTTGACCTCTAGGATCTCAGTTTCTAATAGTTCTCTTTCCAGCTCATCTTTGTAGTCTCCATCAGCTAATTTCTTTTCTTTCTGACGAAGCTCTATATCCTTCTTCATCATTTTAAGCTGTGCCTCTTCCAGAGCCATTCTGGTTTTATCCAGTTCAGCCAGTGTGTGTTTGACTGATCTGATAGGTGTGATCGCTGTGACATCCAACATCACTCCCATAAACTGTGAGTGTGATTTGTAGAAGTTTGAGCTTGATTGTTTTATCGCTGGTAGTGTTGCGTTGATGTTGGTCAACATCTGTTTATACTCTTTCTTGACCAGTGGTGAGTTTGATAGTTTCTGTATTACCAGATCTTTAGATGACATATTTTTCTCCTTTATAATTTAGCATGTATATGATCATGTTGTGGGTTTTATACTATAGAATCTTATGAAAGTCCACCGTGTCCGTTAGCAAACCCTGCTAGATTATTTCTGCCAGTAGATAAATCTCCATAGTCAGTAGCATTACCAGTTGAAGCTATGGTTACTTTTTCAATAGTTTCTCTTGGAGATGCTCTTCCTGCAAAAATACCTCTTGTATTATTACTAACACCGCATCCAATAGAATCTACTGGTGGAGTAGATGCAGGATCTCCAAAATCTGTTGCATTACCTGTTGAGGCAATAGTTATATAATCGATAACAGAAGATGCTCCTGGTTGATTACCACAATAAAACACACCTCTTACAGAAGATGAACAACCACTTAAATATCTTCTCGCTTCAGTTAAATCTCCAAAATCTGTCGCATTACCTGTTGATGCGATTGTAACATATTGTATTATGTTTGTGTTAGCTGGAGCAGTTTGACCTCCTCCAGAAATCCCTCTAGTTGAACTAGCTAATCCTGCATTATCACTTATCACACTAGTAGCATCTCCAAAATCTGTAGCATCACCTATGGTAGCTATAGTTATATAATCAATTGTATTTACTACACTAGGACTGTGTCCTCCTATCATAACTGCTCTCGTTTGATTAGAAGCTCCTGTTCCTCTTCTTCTAGCAACTGTTAAATCTCCAAAGTCAGCATTGTTGCCTTTAGTTGATATTGTCACATACGATATTGAGTTTATATTAGTTGGACTAACATACCCACCTGCAAAAATACCTCTAGTATCACTAGCGGCAGCAGCGGCAGAATTAAATGCAGCTGAAGCTGTTATATCTCCAAAATCTACAGAATTACCATCAGCTGATATAGTTATAAAATCAATTACATTACTATTTCCTGGATTTACTCCTCCACCAAATACTCCAATGTCTCCCACACCTAAACCTCTTGGTACAACTTTACCTGTTGGTGAATAAAGTTCCGGGGCTCTTTGATTAAATGTTTGTAGACCACCATGACCATTTGAAGTTGCGTGTGCAGCCGTTCTTGCAACAGTTAAATCTCCAAAGTCTGTCGCATTAGCGGCAGACGCTATTATTTTTTGTTCAATAACATTACTAACACTTCCTTTTGCAAATAATCCTAATATGCTATTTGAAGTTCCTCTTCCATTTTCAGTTGTTCCAGAAAGTGAATCACCGTAATCAACAGCATTTCCTAAACTTCCAAATTGAATTGTTTCTATTTTTTCTCTTGTAGAACTATCTTGTCCACCAGCCATAACCATTCTAGTTTGACTTCCAAAACTTGATTGGCTTCTTTGAGCAGCACCCAAGTTTCCAAAATCTACTCCATTACCTGTTGTGGCAAGTTCAAAAAAATCTATTGTATCTACATTAGATGGAGTATTTCCTCCTGCTTTTATTCCTCTTGTTGGATTAGCCGTACAAGTAGGTAAAGCAGTTGCAGCTTGTGTATCTCCAAAATCTGTTGCATTACCTAAAGTAGCGATGTTAACTGAATCAACTGTATTAACACGAGAAGGTGTTAATCCATCAACACTTAAACATCTAATGTTGTTACTCATCCCTGCTAGATAACTTCTAGCGGCTGTTAAATTTCCAAAATCTGCAAAATTACCTGTAGATGCAAAATGAACATAATCTATTATATCTGTATTTGGGTGACCACCACAAGAAAGTCCTCTAACAAAACTTCCTCCCCCTGCATTTAAATCTCTTGCAACAGATAAATCTCCAAAATCAATTGCATTACCTGCCGTGCTAGTTTGAAAATAATCTACTACAGTTGATGAACTTGGGGCTCCACCACCCATCCATATAGCTCTAACGGCTCCTGTGTTAGAATTAGGATAAGTTCCATCACCTTTTATATTTTTAGTAATATCATTGATTTTCCAAAGCCCTCTTGCTTGGTCTCGTCTAGGATAACTGTCCGACATCGGTTAGTCCTCCTACGCGTCGTCTATCAGTTCGTATGATATTGTGACTACTAGTGTTGATGCTGCTGATGCTCCGCCTCTGATAAGATCAGTTTCTTGTAAATAGAAAGATGAATTTTTATCTATTACATCAACTGAAGCGTGAGCTGGAACTGTAAGTTCATCAGCTAGTTCTTTGTGTGTTCCTGAAACTTCTGAATCAATTGTAACTGTCGCGTCGTTGTCTGTTACGTTTGTGACCCTAATTAGATTTATTTTATTAACTTGATCTGCTGCTGCAGTCAATAAAGTTGTTGTTAAAGTTGTTCCTAAATCAGCCACCGCTGATTTACCGTTAATCGTTGATACATTAACTATGTTTGGTGCTGCCATTTTTTATTCTCCTAAACTCCTTTTATCCGAAAACTATCGCCGCTGCAATAGCTTTTCCCATTGATATACCGCTTGAAGGCGTTGTAAAACTTAATGTTCCAGAACCGTCGGTCTGAAGCACTTGACCACTACTACCATCTGCTGCGGGAAATGTCAAAGCATCAATAGTTACTGTTCCTGAACCTTTTGGCTGTATAGATACACCAATATTAGTGTCTCCACCAGATGCAGTAAAAGATGGTTTGTTCCCTGTAGCTGCGTTCGCATATGTCAATTGATTAACTGCAGAACTTGTGGCTGTTAATAAAAATAATTCATTGCCATTTGTATCTAAAATAGATGTTCCTATTTTAGGTGATGTTAATGTTTTGTTTGTTAAAGTCTGTGTGCCAGTCTCGGTTACTGTGCCTGCTGTGGCTAATGATATTTCTACTATATCAGGATTAGTTGAGTCGTTAGCTTTTGCAACAACTAATTTATCTCCTTTATCTGTGGCAGAAAAAGTTACAGAACTTCCTGATCCAGAGGCATATTTAAACTGAACTGTGTAAGAACCAGAGCTAGAGTTTCTTAAAAAATAAAAATTTTGTGTATCTAAAGGGATTGTAACAACTGCGTTACCAGATAAGGATCCAGTAAATTCTATTGTTCTGTGAGACATCACAGCACCAGTCGACCCATCTGAAACAGATAATGTTACTGTTCCACCACTAGTCAATGCCTGTTGTGTAAATCCACCGGCTATCTGTTCTATGATTTCTAAATTGGTATTGGTCTTCGTACCCCAAGTTCCGGCGTTTTCTCCGGTTGCTTGATATTCTACACCTAAAGGTGAATATGTTGATGCCATAATTTATCTCCTATGCAGCGTCACTATAACTTGTATTTGATCCACTTGCAACATCCGAATATGTATCATTCGAACCTGTCGAAACATTACTATATGATGTATTTGAACCAGTGTCAACATCGCCATATGCGAAGATATCAACTGTTCCAATACTAGAGGTGATAGACTGACCAGTTAATCCAACCTGCATATCAGCAACTGTAACTGATCCAACACTAGCACTAAATGATACTCCGGTTAATCCTATGGTTAAATCATTAGGATCTAAAGCTCCAACACTAGCTGTAGCAGATTGACCTGTTGGTTGTGCTACTGCACCACCTAATCCAATAAGAGAACCTTCTTGTGCCTCCATTGATAAACCACTTACTATAGCAGTTGCATTTGGTATTGTAAGAGAACCTAAAGATGAAGTTACTAACTGTCCAGATAATGTAACTTCTTGTTCTGATATTCCTGTAGCCGTTCCTTGCGCTGATGTTATAGAAAGCCCTGAAGGCTGAACAGTTTCGTTTGGTGCAAATGCGGTCCCTTGTGAAACAGTAACTGATAATCCTGTTAGACCAATTGTTAGATCATTAACACCAGGAGCGCCTATTGCTGAAGTTATAGATTGACCTGTTAATCCAACTGACATCTCTGTTGGTGAAATAGAACCAACAGAAAAAGTTGCTGACACTCCATCAAATCCAACACCTATATCTGGTAAACTTATCGAACCAACAGATGCGGTTGTGGATTGTCCTGTTAGTGTAAGATTAACATCATCAACTGTTACAGATCCAACACTAGCTGATATTGATAAACCAGATGGTTGAGCAACAGCGTCTGATAATTGACCCCATTCGTCCTCACCCCAAGACTTTGCACCCCAACCTGTTTTTAAAGTTACAGCACTATTCCAATTAGCCTGTCCCCAGGTTAACCGGCCCCATCCTGAAGTCACCGACATGGTTGACCTCCTATGCTAATCTGATTATCGCGTTACTTGCGTCTGCTGCTGGAAATTCTATTTTAAAAGTTCCGTTACTTGCTGTCTTATCACCACCAAAAGCTATAATTGCTACAGCATCAGTTGTTCCTGAACCACCATCTGTTGTAGTATTATAAATCATTGCTCCGTTTGCGGTGAAAGATGCAGAAGAATAAGTTACATCTGCAAAATCAACAAAAGCTGTTGTTGATGAAAGAGAAACACCATTGTTTGTAAGTGTGGCTCCACCTGCAGAGTATGCAGAGCCTGATGTATTTGATATCTCGTTTGACGTAGAGTAATCAGTTGTGGCTGCACCTAGTGAAGCAGAACTTGTAAAGAGAGCTATCTTAAAAGTGTGTCCACCTGAAGATTCAAAACTGTGTTTACCCTGTAAAAGTTCTTGTTTAAAACTTGAACATATTGCCGATGATATTGCCATAATCTATTCTCCTACGGGTTTGCTGAGGTTACTGGTATACGAACAGCGCCATCAGTGTAGTCATCTCTTCGTCTTCTACCAACTTGCTCGTTAGCAAACTTCTGTACCTCTTGTTTATATTTATTTTCATACAAAGTCAACATGTCTATCGGACCTTTTAAAAAGCCATAAGCCTCTGATAGACAGCAGTATAATAGTCCATTTGGAAAATTAAGACTGATATAATTAGTATCATTATCTTCTAAAAGATCAGGCATTTTGTTAAAATGAACTCTAAATCTATAAGTTGTGTTTGGTGTAGGAGCTACAAATATTCTTCCTGAATTAGTATCCGCCTCACCTGTAGCACCACCAAACATCGCATAATATTTAGGTTGACCTTGAGCCGCTGAAGTTCCTGTAACATCTTGATACTCTTGAAGATATGTTACATCTTTCTTTTCTAGCCATCTGTTAGCTCCTGTAATAGCTGATCCGTTTGTATCGTAAACCTGTATACCTCTTATAAATACAGCTCCTGCAGGACAGTTAATAGACTCCTGGCCAGCAACAAAATTACCTAATTGTTGTTTCCTGTCTGCATCGATGGGCACATCTCTGAATATTCTGTACTGTGCATTTA